GGTATTATAACAGCACAAGCATTTCATGGAAATGGTGCTAACTTAACTCAAATTCCTACTACATCTTTAACTGGTACTATTACCAATCTTCAACTTGCAGGATCTATTGCTAACGATAAATTATCAAACTCATCAGTTTCTTATGGTGGAGTTAGTTTGTCATTGGGTGGTTCAGATTCAACTCCTGCGTTTGATCTAAGTGATGCAACAAGTTATCCTTATACATCTCTTACAGGCATTTCAACACATATTGTAGGGGATACAACACCTCAATTAGGTGGAAATTTAGATCTTAATTCTAAAAATATCACTGGAACTGGTAGTTGGCAGGGAACTGCAATTGCTGATGGTTATATTGCCTCAGCGGCTACATGGAATGCAAAACAAAATGCATTAACTTTTGGTATTGCTAACACCAATTCTTTAAAGGTTGATGATGCTGATGCTGCTGATAATGACTATGCTAAGTTTACTTCAACTGGTATAGAAGGAAGAAGTTATGCAGAGTTGAAATCAGATATAAGTTTGGATAATGTTGAGAATACAGCAGTTAGTACTTGGGCAGGAACTACCAACATAACAACACTTGGTACTATTGCCACTGGTACTTGGCAAGGAACCGATATTGTTGATGATTATATTGCATCATCTGCTACATGGAACGCAAAACAAAGTGCTTTGACCTTCGGTATTGTTAATACTAATGCAGTTAAGATTGATAGTGCTGACGTAGCAGATGATGACTATGCTAGATTTACTGCTAGTGGTCTTGAGGGAAGAACCACTACTGAATTGAAGTCTGATTTAAGTTTAAATTTAGTTGAGAATACAGCAGTTAGTACTTGGGCAGGAACTTCTAATGTAACTACTTTAGGAACGATTGCTACTGGAACTTGGAATGGAACAGCAATTGCTGATGGATATCTTGCTTCTACTTTTTTAAAAAATGTCGTAGAAGATACTACTCCTCAACTTGGTGGTAATTTAGACCTTAATTCTAAAAATATTACGGGAACAGGTGACATTAATATCACAGGAAATATTGATTGTACTGGTAATATAAGTGTTGGGGGAACACTTACCTATGAAGATGTAACTAATGTTGATTCGGTTGGACTGATTACAGCAAGAAGTGGTATTAATGTAACTGGTGGTGATATAAAAGTTGGCACTGCTTTAACTATTAGTAATAGTGGTAATGTTACTTTAGGAACTATTACATCTGGAACATGGCAAGGAACAGCAATTGCTGATGGATATGTGGTATCATCTGCTACATGGAACGCAAAACAAAGTGCTTTGACCTTCGGTATTGCTAACACCAATTCTTTAAAGGTTGATGATGCCGATGCTGCTGATGATGACTATGCTAAGTTCACTGCAACTGGTATAGAAGGAAGAAGTGCTTCAGAAGTAAAAACTGATTTAAGTTTAAATAATGTAGAAAACACTGCATTAAGTACTTGGGCAGGAACTACCAACATAACAACACTTGGTACTATTGCTACTGGTACTTGGAATGGAACTGCAATTGCTAATGGTTATATTGCATCATCTGGAACTTGGGATGGTAAGCAAGATGCATTAACTTTTGGATTATCTAATGGTAATTCATTAAAATCTGAGGAAGCATTAACTACTAATGATGTCCTTTTAGCAGGTACATCAAATATTAAAGGTAGAACCTATACTGAGTTTAAATCGGATTTAAGTTTAAATAACGTAGAAAACACTGCATTAAGTACTTGGGCTGGAACTAGTAATATAACCACTTTAGGAACGATTGCCACTGGTACTTGGAATGGAACTGCAGTAGCAGATTCTTATGTGGCATCAGCTGCTACATGGAACGCAAAACAAAGTGCGTTAACTTTTGGTATTGCTAATACTAATGCGATTAAGATTGATAGTGGTGATGTTGGGGATGATGAGTATGCAAGGTTTACTGCTAGTGGTCTTGAGGGAAGAACTTCTGCTGAATTAAAATCAGATTTGAGTTTGAGTAAATCTGATGTTGGATTGGGTAATGTAGAAAACACTGCATTAAGTACTTGGGTAGGTACTTCTAATGTAACTACTTTAGGAACCATTGCTACTGGAACCTGGAATGGAACTGCAATTGCTGATGGTTATGTTGCTTCCGCTTCTACTTGGGACGCAAAACAAAATGCATTAACTTTTGGACTTTCTAGTGGTAATGCATTAAAATCTGAAGAAGCTTTAACTACTAATGATGTTCTTTTGGCAGGGGCAACAAATATAAAAGGTAGAACGTATACAGAGTTTAAATCAGATTTAAGTTTAAATTTGGTTGAAAACACTGCATTAAGTACTTGGGCTGGAACCAGTAACATAACAACACTTGGTACTATTGGATCAGGAACATGGCAAGGAACTGCAATTGCTGATGGTTATATTGCATCATCTGGAACTTGGGACGGTAAACAAGATGCTTTGACTTTTGGTATTGCTAATACTAATGCAGTCAAAATTGATGATGCTGACGCAGTAGATGATGACTATGCTAAGTTTACTTCAACTGGTATAGAAGGAAGAAGTGTTGCTGAAGTAAAAATTGATCTTGTCTTGAATAATGTTGAGAATACATCACTTAGTACTTGGGCTGGAAGTGCTAATATAACCACTTTAGGAACTATTGCTACTGGTACTTGGCAAGGAACCGATATTGCAGCTCAATATTTGGCTGATACTGCGGTTACTGCAGGATCTTATACCAATGCAGACATTACTGTAGATGCTCAAGGAAGAATAACTGCCGCATCTAATGGATCTGGTGGTGGTGGAGGAGGAGTTAGTACTGGTAAAGCAATTGCTATGGCAATGATTTTTGGTTAATTCTAAATAAAAACACACAGGAGAACATTGATTAATGGCTAACCCAAATATAGTAAACGTCTCCGCGATTTACGGACAGACCAATGGTATGGCTGTGACTACATCCGTGACAGCACTTGTTAGTAATTCTAGTAGTAGCGGTAAAATTTATAAGATCAACTCCTTGGTTGTTTCCAATATTGACGGCACTAATACAGCTGATGTGACTGTGGAAGTCTATAAAAACCAATCAACTTCAATGTACCTCGCGATGACCGTCGCTGTTCCGGCTGACGCATCTTTGGTGGTTATCTCTAAAGATACTTCTATCTACTTAAATGAGAACGACTCTCTGAGATTGACCGCAAGTGTAAACAGCGATTTATACGCCGTCTGTTCTTGGGATGAAATAAACTAATTGTTATGAGTCTTTATTCTCCAAATAGTAATATAATAGGTGCGGCTCCAAAGGTTAGGACAGGGATGTTTGACCTCATTAACGATCAGGTCAATTTTCAAATTGTACCAAATCCCTACGTTTATTATGACATTGCCAAACGTGCGTCATATCCCGGTAGTGGAACTACCGTATATGATCTCAGCCCCAATGGTAACAATGCCACCATAGAAAACAATACTAGCTATATCCCATTTTATAACGGTAACACCAGTGAGGTGATGAGTGACTTTCTCTATTTTCCTGGCTCAAGCAACTATCAGAAATTATCGCTTGGTAGTAGCCTAGATTTTGGAAACCGATTCACCGTTTGTGCAGTAATAAGACCGCTTGGTGATTCTGATATTCAACCACTTATATGTAACATACCCCCTGGTTCTACAACTGAAGGGTTTTTCTGTGGATGGAACACATGGAATACCACAGATAGAAAATTTAGACTATTGGTTGGTGTTGGCCAAGGGGGATCTAATAAACTTAATCTCTATTCAAGTGCCAATGCATTCAATTATGGCCAATGGATATATGTCACATGGTCTTTCGACAAAACTAACTCACTTGGTTGGATGCAGAAAAATGGTTCTACTATGATTGGCGTAACATCATTAAACAACATGGACTTTGACACTACTGGTAATGAAGTGACAATTGGTTGCTTCAACTCAACTGCAAATGGTGGGAATAGCTTCCCTATGGCCGGTCATATAAACTCCCTCATAATTTATAACAGACTTTTGAGTACGGCAGAGCAGAACCACAATATGGCTTACTTTGCTCCTCGTTTTGGAGGTAACTGGTTATGAGAGGTAATGCGGGTATTATTGGACCTAGGCAGTGGCCGACACAGAGTGATGCAGATGGATCTTTCCATTTGGTTGATGTGTATAATCAAAGATTAGACAATAAGTGGCCAATTTCTCCAGGTCCAGCTCCAACAGGTGTCGATACAGAAACCGCGTTTGTTGGATCGCTTCCAACTAGGATGATTACCGTGTCCAGCAGCGGTGACTATACTGGAAACTGGGATGTTGGGGAAATTCAGACTTCCTTTAGTGGAACCGGTCGTCTTTACTTAGCAGCTAAAGTTACGTCTAGTCCTACTTATCGCAATGACATTGCCGTCGCTGGTGTTCAGATTTTAAGTTCGGACAAGAGTACTTTGGAAGAGTCTTGGATTTTCAGTATGAGTTCTGGTCAAAGCAACTGGTCCAGCATCTATTCACAGATTTCTGGATCATCATCTTCTGGACTTAATTTTACCCCCTCCAATGCCTCTGGTTACTCTTATTACATCCTGGGCACTTCAGCGAATAGAGCCAGGTGGTCATTGACGAGTTACACCAGTTCTACTTACACTGGAATGGCAGACGGAATATCAGGAGGGTATGACTCATCAATTTTGTCTCTTGGAACTAATCAGATCTCTCAGCAAGGTTCCACTTATTACGCTTATCGTGAAGCAAGTGGTTCTACACGCTATTCTTCCACGCTTATGAGAAGTCCATCGAGATCTTGGAGTGGAGATGAGTGGATAAGAATTGCGTATGGTATCACTGGCCCAAGTGGTGTAGGATTGGACTACACAGATTCATTATTCGTAGGCACATACTAAAGTACTTAGGAGATCAAAAAAATGCCTTATTCATATAACAATCAATATCCAGAAGTATTGCCCCATAGAATACGACTTTCATCTGGGTTAACTAGAACAGATTCTTCTACTTTTACAGCAGAAGAAATTGCAGATGCTGGATATGTTCTTGTCGATTCTTCACCTGAATATGATGATGCCACACATAAAGTGGTATGGAATTCAGGATCTTGGGAGGTTGTTTCTCTTACTGATGAAGAAATCGCAGCAAATACCAAATCACTTTGGGATGAGGTTAGAGAACTTAGAGATATTAAGATTAATGAAGTTGAGTGGAGGGTGATGCGAAATTTAAGTGAAACGAGGATCGGTATAACCACCACTACAGATAATATTTCAGATTTGGATACTTATATTCAAGCATTGCGTGATATTAGTAAGCAGACTGATCCTGAAAATATTACTTGGCCGGAACTTAAATAAATGTAGATACTTTAAATGTTTTGATCAATTACATAAATAATAAAAACTATCAATATCTCCACAAATCCTAAAAAGAAAATGAAAGAATCAACAGATAGTCTATCAGAAGTAGTAGGTGGTACTGGAACTCTTGTCAGACAAGGTGTAAAACTTGGTGGTAAGAAAGGTGGTAGAGCAGTTCAAGCAGGTGAGAAGGCAGCAGTTGCCAAGGGTCAAAAGATGAAAGCAGACGCTGCAAAAGGTTCAGCAGAAGCAGGTAAGGGTGAAAAGATTGGTGCTGTTGTAGGTGGAGTTACCGGTGGTCTTGCCGGTGGAATTCTTGATGGTCCTTTGCCCGTAGGTGATATCGTTGGTGGTATTGCTGGTTCTAAGATTGGTGGAGCCATTGGTAAAAAGTTTGATAAAAAGACTATTAGAGAATTTTTAGGAACAGCTATAGCAGGAACTACTGGAGCAGTGACTGCAAAGAAAGGGGATAAAGTTAGAAAGGCAGTTGGATCGGGTGCTGGATATGCAGTAGGTGCCAAGACTGGTAAAACTGCGGGGAAAGTGATTGGGGGTGCGGTCGGTAAGGCAGCAGACCCTACAAGACACATACCCTTTGTTGGTGGAAAGGCAGGTGAGGCAGTCGGGAGTACTATTGGTAAAGTAGTTGGTGGTGCTGTAGGTGGCGCCGCCGGTGCTACTGTAGGTAATAAGTTAGTTGGTACATCAAAGAATAAAAATGATAGTAATATTGAGGAAGCTGTAAGAATTCAGGCTAAGACTGGAAATATTTACTTGATTAGTTTTGTTTGGAAGGGAAAGTATATGAATATCAAAGTTTTCTTCCCTACAGTTGGTAGACCTTCTAAAGAGCAAGTAACTGATGTTCTGAATAAGATATATCCTGGATGTATGGTTCAGAGATATGACCTTGCTCCACAACAACCTGGTGATCTTCTTCTTCATGTTGAAGAAAATGATCTATGACAACTGACGAATAATTTATAGATATTGTTATGAATAATGCTGACATATACTTAGGCAACCCGAACTTAAAGAAGGCAAATACTTCTATTGAGTTTACTCAGGAGAATATTGAAGAATATATTAAGTGTAAAGAAGACCCTGTATATTTTGCAAAGAACTATGTTCAGATTGTTACTCTGGACCATGGTCTTCAACCATTTAAGATGTATGACTTCCAGGAAAACCTGGTAAAGAATTTTCACGAAAAGAGATTTAATATTTGTAAGATGCCGCGGCAGACTGGTAAGTCTACTACCGTGATCTCTTTTTTGTTGCATTACGCTATTTTTAATGATAGTACCAATATTGGTATTCTTGCTAATAAGGCATCTACTGCAAGAGAACTTCTCGGAAGGTTACAAATTGCTTATGAGAACTTACCTAAATGGATGCAACAAGGTATTCTATCATGGAACAAAGGAAGTCTGGAGTTAGAGAATGGCAGTAAGATATTGGCAGCTTCTACATCTGCGAGTGCTGTCAGAGGCATGTCGTTCAATATCCTCTTCCTCGATGAATTCGCCTTCGTCCCTAATCACATCGCTGACTCCTTCTTTGCATCTGTTTATCCTACTATTACTTCTGGTAAATCAACGAAAGTAATTATCGTTTCTACACCACACGGTATGAATCACTTCTACCGTATGTGGCATGATGCGGAAAGAAAATATAATGATTATACACCAACTGATGTTCATTGGTCAGAAGTTCCTGGTAGAGATGAACTGTGGAAAGAACAGACTATTAAAAATACATCAGAACAACAGTTTAAAGTTGAGTTTGAGTGTGAGTTCCTTGGTTCTGTTGATACACTAATTGCACCATCTAAACTTAAGACCTTAGTCTATGAAAATCCAATTAAAAGAAATGCTGGACTAGATATCTTTGAACCAGTTAAAGAGGAACATGATTATATTATTACTGTTGACGTTGC